AAATATGATTCTGTCCATGCGCTAGAAGTATCTATTGCACATAATGCTTTCCATTTTTCCTCAATCTTTACAACTGCTTTAACAGCTGTATCGATAAATTCCTTTCTTAAGTCTGCTTCTCTATCACTATCTGCCATTATCCAGAACTCCCGAATTTAGTTAATCTAACTCTACAGATTTCACTAGCATCTTGTGTTTCTTCAAGATAACCTATTAAAGCGCCATTAAGAATATCTGCCGCATCAGCTGTTACTATTAAATTAGCTCCCCCAATAGCTACTAATTCTCCTAAAGTATTACCTGCCGCAGTTGCCTTTATATCCCATACTCCATCAAGAGCAACAGTTATTTCAGCGAATCTAGTGGGGGTTTCAATACATACTGCTTCGTTTGCCATAAAGTTATTCGGTGAACCGATTATTTAAATGTTTCTATCTTCTTGCGATAACTAGAAATAGTAAATTTTAGCTCTTCTATGTCCTTTTTTGACTTCTCGTGGGTATCCTCAGCGTCTTTAAGTATAGCTTCAAGCCTCTTTAAACCCTCTTCCCAATCACTTTTTTTCATCTAATATCGCCTTTTCTAATTCAGTTCCTTTAAAAAATTCAGCTGCTCCTTTTTTCTTTGCTTCTTCTGGGGAAACTTCTACTTCAACATGTCCCCCAACAGTTCCCCCCAACATTTTATTAGCTTCTAGTTTCTGCTCTTCTTTAAGGATTTTTTCGCGCCTGTCGTTTTCTGCCTTGATCTCATCACGAACCTTTTTAGCCTCATCAACCAAAGAAAGAGGTTCTTCAGTATCTGAAATAACCTTATCAGTTTTCTCTCCTTCTGTGTCAGCCTTTTTTGTTTTTTCATCTTCCATAAAATTACATAACCTAGAATACTTATAAATGTTTTGTTATAACTAGGGTCAAATCATTAATAGCTTTCAAAAGTTTTCTATTAAATTTATATTCTTTAACCAATAGCGAAGCTGTCCAAAGCCCCAATACTCCATAGTTAAGTAAATAATCTTCTGTCATCATATTTCTTCCTCACTTTTTAATGATTGTAATTTTTGCAAGAGCTGTATTTCCATTGGGTCTTGAGTTGCTCCTGTAAGAATATTTTGTTTTGCTTGAAATGCTTTCTCTCTAGTTGCCAAGATTTCTGTTTCTATTGTATTCACATAATCAGAATTAAATCTAAGTTCTGGAGAATTATTTATTAACATTCTAATCCTGCTTTCTAACCTCTGGACATTACTTTCTATGTCTATTATCTGCTCTCTTGCTACTGGCACAGGAAGATAACCAAGTTTAACATTTGTTTCAATATTTGATATTCTTCTTTTCTCTTTTAGAATATTAGATTTTACTTCTCTTGCATTCTCACTTGGAGTCTCAATAAGCCCCCCTGCAAAATTAGTAAGTAAAGAACCAGCAATAGGAATACCCTCTACAAACGCCCCAAATTGTTCATTAAAAGTCAAACCTCTTCTTATCTCCTGCCTTTCTATTTCAGTTAAAGCAACAGTTTTTAATTCCTCTGGTTCTAATCTAACATTTTTAAATATTTTTTTGCCTGTAAATTTCTGAACTGCATCTTGTAAAAATCTTCTTCCCACTCCAATAATACCGCCAAACACAGGAATTGTCTCTCCAAAACCTGCTTTTGGTTCAAGCTCTCTCCTTTGTGGAACTTCCTCTCTTATTAATCTTTGTCTCTCAAATTCAATATCTGCTCTTGCTTGTGCTGCTCCTGCAATTTCTGTTCCTTCAGGCAATTCCCTCTTTTCTGCCTGCTGTTGAGCCAATAAAGCAATATCCTCTTTATTTAATCCTGTAAATGTTCTTCCATCGGGCAAAGTTACAGTTTGTTTTGCTGAGTCTATAATTTCTCCAACTTCGGGAACATCTGGCTTAACCTTAGGGGGTTCTGGTAAAATACAAACCTTATTTACTGAATCCCATTTTCCTCCTGCCGCCTCACAATTCTTTTTATTTGATTCTTCATTTTTTGCTTCAATAACAGCTTTAAAGGCATCTGGAATGCCTGATGTATCCCCTTGAAATATTTTTGGAACTACCATTATTCTCTAGTAAGTGACGCCTCCACATCATTAGGTTGTATTTTAGTCTGCCCTGTATTCTTAGATTCATCAATAGGTGCGGGCTGCATTCCACCTAAACTTGGGGGTCTATTAAATTTAATTTTTATAGCCTGTTGAATCCATAAATCATTTTCTAAATCAACTTGTTCTTTAGTATAAATAGGCTCGAAAATAACATGCCCCATCTTCCCGCCAACTTCAGAAGTTCCATCACTTGTTGCTATAGCTCTAGGAACCCCCCCAGTTTGATAATTTAGATTCTCTAAATATTGTAGCCAGCTTTGTCTGTCTTCAGATGACTTACTTGGATATGGCTCTATCTTTGCTGTTAATTCTGGAAGTCCGACCATCTCCCCTTTCTTAACAGCTTTTTCTATTTGACTATTTGCATAAGAAATTTTTCCTGCATTGTTTGTTTTATAGTAAACTATTCCTAAAGCCTTGTCTCTGTGTTTAATTGTTCTTTCATCTGCATTTGCTTCTAATAAAGCATCAATTACAGCTTTGTTTGATTGTATTAAAGATGTTCCGTGAAATTGGTCTCCTATCCTTTTATTATGTGAATGCAGCATTTCATTAACCTTTTTCTTAACCCATTTCTTGCCATTCCAAATCTCATATCTTTCTATTCTTGAACCTTTAATAACAACCTTAACTCTCTCTGGGGATATTGGAATTAAATTGACTAATGTCCCTTTTTTATTTCTAATAACTTCTAAAAAAGAATCACCAACCACCAGTTTAACAACTTCATGATTCCACATAATAGTGTTAAAGGTATCTTTACCCATTCCATCAATTTTATTTAATATAACTTCTGTTTCTCTATTCTCTGTGCTCCAACCCCTGCTAACTGCCCAAGTTGCTAAAGAATTAATTGGGGATGAGACTTGAGGATGATTAAAGTAGTATCCAAAGTTTTCAGCAGCTTTATCAAAATAAACATAAGTTTCTTCCCCCCCATCATTAGAATTATCTAAATTTTTAGATTCAACTATGAAGTCTGGAACTTGGGCTGTAAAATCTGTTGTTGTTGCTCTTGATAAATTAAAGTCAGCCATTTTTAAACTCCTGTAATATATGGAACAATTAATTTACTATGTGTAATGCCTGCTGGAGTTGTATCTGTTGGGTCTATTGAAATTTTTAATGCTACATTACTCATCTTAACATATAATCTTAAATATTCCCCTGATTTAAATTGTTTTCTGGCAACATCAAAAGAAAGATTAAAATTTAAATCCTGATTTTTAGTTTGAGATGTAACCTCGTCTCCAATTAAAGTTTCAGTTGTTCCATCACTTTCAACATGATAAAGTTTAGCTGATATTGTTGCATCTGTCCCTGTATGATTAACCATGCCTACAAAAGAAACAACTCCCCTTATTGCTCTTGGTAAATTATAAGGTCCTAAATCAAAAGCAGCATAAGTAGTTGAATTCCATCCATTACCACCAGATGCAGGGGCTTCTACTTCTATGGCTGTGGGGGAAAGAATTAAATCCAATCCCCCACTCTTCATAACTTGAACTAGGTGGTAAGTTTGGTCTCCTGTTCCATTAGCTATATCGACTGCTGGAAAAGAAGCTAATATAGGAGATGCTGTTGTAAATTTAGTTAATTCTGGGGTTTTAAGCGGCATTATAAACCTAAATCGTCAATAACATCTTTATTTTTAATCTTTTCTTTAAACTCCTGCCAGATGCTATCACATACATTTAATTTAGATTGAGTAGTTGCTAGTGACCAATTATTCTGCCCTTGATTAATTGCATAAAACGCAGCTCTGTGCGAAGCAACCATAGCCAGCCATTGTTTACTGGCTGGTGTAATAGAAGCATAGTTTGCAACAAGACCTACATTCTGCCCTGCCTCAACTTCCATATCTGATTCAGCCATTTTTATCCAGATATTAGTATTAGCTTCCAGAATCTGATTAGCACTTGCATCTTCTCCAATAGCTAAAAGAACTTGCGCAGTTGTTGCCAGTGTTCCCTCATCACCCATTATTAGCCACTCTCCTAAATTGGTTTGTTAAATCTCTAAGCGCTTGAATATTAAAGATTCTTAAAACATCCGGAATTTCCATAGTCGGATAAGCAGTCTTGACCTCTTGCATTTCTGTTATTAAAACTTCTATTCTTTTATTCATATCTTTATAGTATAAACTATAGGATTTAAATCTTTGTATTTTAGAATCTCTGTTGCTCTAGTCACTCCCTCTACAATATGTGTGTCATGTCCAAATATTTTAAGATGTCTCTTTCCTAAAGAGTCATTAGTATAAGCATATTGAACACTTTTGAAAGACTGAAATAAATCTTCATCGTCTAATAATTCTATATTTCCTTTCTCCATCATTGATAATAAGGTTACATAAAGTTCTTCTTTTTTAATTCCTTTCTCCTTGCCCCATCTATCAATAATTCTTTTACTATTAGATATTCCAATGATTTTCTCTCTAGTTCTTTCATCTTTCAGCAAAATATCAAAAACCCCTTTTCCCAGAGAACCCTCATCATCAATAAAAATCTTATCACATTTAAATTTTTCATCTAATCCAATAATCTGGTCACAAGTTGTAGTAATTGGCTGGTCAAATGATTTCTGATTTTCTATTTGTATTAATCTATCTCTTTCTACCCGAAATATTTCATAAGAGCCTGCATCTATTCCCTTTCTTGCTATATCGTTTCCCATGCCAACTAGCCAGTCACTCTCTATCTTTTCAGGTCTTTTAGCAGTCATGCACTTTCTAATAATCTTATCATCAAACCATTGTCTGCTATCATCAAGAAAAATTCCTAAATATTCTTGTTTGTATTCAATATCAGAAAGTATGGTTTTCTGGTTTATAAGAAATTCAATAGCTTTTTCTTTTTTTTCTTCATTCCAGTCAATATCATCGATTTCTCTTGTTTTATAGACTTCTTCTGTTGAAATATTAAAAACTTTCCATTTTTTGTCTTTATTTTCCCAGCATTTATAAAAAAAGTTCTTTTCAGAGCCTTTTCCTTGCTGAAACTTCCCTCTTGGAGTAGAACTCATCCATATTTGTCCGCCTGTAGTTGCTAAAGTTGGCATTGCAGCTTTCCACATCATTTCAGGCATTCCAGCAGCTTCATCAATGTAGAGGACGTTTCCAGTAAACCCTCTAACAGCATCTCCTGTATTTCCTACTGGTCTAGAAATAACTCTAGAACCGTTTTTTACAGAAACTCTGCTTTTAGTTGGTTTGTTTTTTTTAGTATTATCTATTGAATTTGGAGCATTTTTTTGTAAATAGTTTTGTATCATTACTATTATCAGTTGAGCTTGGTCTTCTGTTAGAGAAACAACTATTATCTGGTTTTTTGGATTGTTTAGCATGTGTTTAGCTATCTTATGAGAGAAAATCATTGTTTTCCCTACCTGTCTTCCTGTATTAACAACAATATCACCAGATGCATTCAGAATCTCTTTTTGCCAAGCATCATATTTCATATTAATGGGAATGAGCAGGGGTATATAAATGTATATATATAAAAAATTTTTTGTCTGGGGAATGACCCCCCCCTTCTTCCCCCCCCTACCCAACGTCGGACTCATAATTTATATTAAAGTTGATCAGAATGGCTTAAAATGAATATTAGATACCATACAGATTGGAGATGAACAAAGTTATTCGGTGAACCGAATAACTCTTTAGGACCTAACCCTATGTTTATATGAAGTCTGCTTGTAAGCAGACTTGTCTCTATAGAGACAACCTCCATACGAAATGGAGGTTCATATAAACATTAAAAACAGATCTACTTTGATAATTCATATTAAAGAAACATAATTTGAATATCCATAACTCACACCTAAAGGTGTGAGTAAATTGGAATTAATAAATATGTTGGTTATATATTGTAATTTCAAAGTAGTGCCATACATTTAAATAAAACAGAATCATCTAAAAATTAGAATAAATGAAAGTGTTTTAGGGTATCGTCCCGTATGGGAACACTACTGCATGGACATTAGTGAATTTATACTATTCTATAATATATCAATATATAGTAAAATCATATATATATATATACTATAACATAAAAAGGCGCGAAAATTCTCCATAGGAAATAGAGGTTAATAGAAACATTTAAATAGTAGTATATATATGAATATATATGTCTAAAAAGAATGTTGCAATATCAATCGATGAATTTATTCACAAGAATGCTAAAAAATTAGGTATTAATATTTCTGATGTTTGTGAAAATGCTTTGAAAATAAAAACTTCTCCTACTAAGAAAGATATTGAAGAAAAATCAATTAAGTTAATGTGCTGGAGATGTGGGGGGATATTTGATGAAGGCTATATATGTGAATTCAATCATAAATTTACATGTGAGAAATGTGAGAAAGCATGAACATATAAGAGTTCCTTCATTTTACGGAGATAAAGGATTCTATGATAAAAATGCTCATCTAATGGAGAAAATTGCTGAGGATAACCTCAATGGTGAATAAAAACTATGTCAAAGGAAGAAATAAAGAGTATGGGGTGGTTAAAGAGCTTAAGTATCTCGGCTTTGATATCGTTCAGCGTTCTGCTGGGAGTCATAGTCCTATCGATGTTTTTGCAATTAATCATCTCACTCGTGTAATTAAACTAGTTCAGGTAAAACCTGATTCTATTAGTGAAAAAAATAAAAATAAAATTGAAAGAGAAATGAATTGGCTCAACAATATGTTCAGAGTTGAATTTGAAGTTAGGTAACTGTTTCTTGAATTACTAAATTCTCTTGTTTTAAGATTTTAAGCATATCTAAAAGCTCTTGAATTTCATTGAAATACAGCTTAAATCTTGCTCCAGCCTTTCCAACTTCATATGAATTAGGTTTTTCTACTCTTGTAGTAACTGTTGATGTTTCCATTTTAACTTAAGGGAATAACTGTATATCTTGTATCAATACTTGCTCCAGTCTTTGTAACCTTGAATGTCTTTAAGTCTGGTTTCTCAGCTAGAATAACTTTTAAATTAGCCAGCACAGATAAAGGAACTTTGTATCTAATACCCTCAATTTCAATGTATTTATACGGAAATTCAACTTTATTCTCTTCAAACATAGCACAAGATACATCCACTGATTTTAATTCAGATATATTCTTGACTGATACTTTTGGTTCATGTTTGCTTGCTTCGTCTTTAATACTTCCCATTTTATACCTCCTATAATTTAATTGAGTATGAAATTAATTTTGTCCATCATTTAAATTCTCCAAATATTTTATCTATAATTTCTTCATCTGTCATAGTCTTTTGTTTATCACTATTTATATCAAGCTTCAACTTCTCAACTGCTTCTTTTACATCTTTGGTTAAAAGAGTGCTTTCAGATTCTATCTTGTTCCCATTACAAAAGCTTATTAATCCTTCTTTTACTTTCTCACTTAATGTTTTTTGTTTCATATTAATTCATCTCCTGCTTTTTGTTTGATTATTTCAAATATATGGTTCTTATCACAATCATTATCAAAGCCATTATCAATCTCTTCCAAAATTTCTTTTATGAAT